AGAAGAAGAAATTATCAGGCAATGCCAACTTCACAGAATGCCGTTGCCTGATAAAATAGCAAACGCCCCGACTCTTGAATTAGGCTTGGATTTTTACTTTACCGCGTTTACGGAGCTAACAACTTGCCGCCCCGTAGGAATGGGTGAAGGAATGATTCCATGGACTGCTATTAAAGAGTGGGGCGTTTTTAATAAGCTGGATGAAGAAGAGTTTTACGACTTTAAATATCTAATATCAGCTATGGATTCGGCCTATATTGATTTTAAAGTCAAAAAGATGGAGGCTTCCAAATGAGTTTTAAACGAGCTTCCCAGTTCTTTGAACGAGCGGCGGTAAAAATTGAGCAGAACGCAAACAATTTACAAAAGGAAACGGCAAAGGAAGCCTTGTATCGGATTGTTCTAACCACACCTGTAAAAACGGGCAAAGCAAGGTCTAACTGGCGCGTGTCGCATGGTAAACGGACAACCGCTGTTATTGACACTTACGGAGCGGAAATCGCGGCTGATATGGCGATTAGCAAAGGTGTTCAAAAAATCAACGAAACGCCGCCTAAAACAGATATATTGTTAAACAACAATGTCGATTATATACAAGAATTAAATCGGGGTAGCTCTACACAAGCCCCAGCAGGCTTTATTGAAGCTGCTGTGGTCAATGCCCTAGCGTATGTTGAAGAACACGCTCACGAACTTTTAAAGGACGTATAAATGGCGCAGGAAGAAATTGTAGTAAAAATCCGAGAAGACGGTTCCGTTGTAGTATCCAGGGCTTTAAAAGATTTGGCGCATCAATCCGATAAAGCGGGCGAAAGTGTAGACCTGACAAACAAACGTTTGCGGGGTGTGCAAGCATCTTCCGCTGAAGCTAAACGCGGCCTGGATAGCGTGTCGCGTTCAACCTCTTCAGCGGGTTCGTCTTTCGATAGGTTGATTCGTAAGATAAGACAGACTATGACCCTGCTAGCCGCAATCGGTGGAACAACATTCAGCTTTGGCGCGATTACACACGGTATAGACGCTTACCTTAACTTGACTAACCGTCTAAAATTGGTATCGGATTCACAAGCGCAGTTAAACAAACTTACTGAAGAAATGTTCCGCATATCGAACATGACTCGTATGTCGGTTGAGCAAACATCTACTTCCTTCTCACGATTTGACTTAGCGTTAAAATCTGTTGGTCGTTCCCAGCAAGAGACTTTAACGATAACAGAATCTATCAACAAATTGATTGCTATGTCGGGCTTGGGTGCGCAAGAATCAGCAGCGGCACTGCTTCAATTATCGCAAGCGTTTTCGAAAGGTAAATTGGACGGCGATGAATTCCGAACTGTGGCCGAAACCATGCCGCTATTCATGGATGCACTTGCCAAGCATTTTGGCGTGACACGCGGCGAACTTTTGAAACTACGCAAGGAAGGCAAGATAACCACAGAAGCGATGGTCGCCGCTTTGACTAAATCGAAAGATGAAATCGATTCTGCATTTAGCAAGACAAATATTACTATTGGACAGTCCCTCACTGTGGTTAAAAACAAATGGATTGAGTTCTGGGGCGCAATGGAATCTAAATATGCTATTTCTCAAAAAATCGGCAACGGATTGATGTTTATTGCTAATAACTTCCACGTCCTTGAAAACGTAGCCGTTCCAGCAATGCACCTTTTAACCGTTTGGGCTGGCGTGAAGATGGTAGCAGCTTTACGGGCTATGTCGTTCTCGATGGTAGGGATTGCACCTGTGGTTACTGTTGCCGCTGGCGCGTTGTATTTGCTGGCAAACAGCGGAACGGACTTTGACAAAACCGCCCGCCGTCTGCTTATTGTTGTGGTTAGTTTGTCCGCAGCTTTCGCCGCTTGGAAACTGGCTACGGCGGCCGCTGGCTTGGCGCAAATGGCCGTAGCAGCAGGCGGCCTTACTGCCGCCCTTGTCGCTTGCCGAACCGCCGCCATAGGCGCGGCAGCGGCTACGAAAGCCCTATTGTTAAACCCGATAACTTGGGGCGCGGCAGCGGTGGCCGTTATTGCAGCAATAGGCGTGGCAATGGCTACGGCAAAATCGGAAGCTGAACAGTTTGAAGAGTTTATGCGCAGTATGCCCGAAACCATAGGCCGCGTAGATGATAAAGTCAAACAGTTCTACAATGAAAGCGGTACTGGTAGAACGATTAGTTTAAGATTGGGTGTCGATGATTCCGGAGTTATCGCTAACTCTAGCTATTTTAAAAAGTTGCAAGATATTGGAGCTACGGCACAGAAAGTAAACGCTGATATGGCTTTGTCTTCCGATAAAACAACGGCAGCAATTAGAGCTAACGTCGGCAAAATTGAAGCTACTTTCAAGGATGCTTTCGACGAAATTTCTAAAAGCTCTAACTTAACGGCTGAACAGCGTATCCAACATGAAATTTTAACCACAGAGCGTAAACAGAAACTTTTGCAAGACCAATTTGAAAAGCTGGACGAAACTCTGTCCGCTTCTAAAACTATTTCTTCGCAAGAGGCCGAGTTCCGCAAAATGCTGGAACTATCGGTTTACAATGAGTCTGTGCGCTTAATGGATTTGCGAACAAAATACGCTTTGGAGCAAATGCGTAAAATTCGTCAGGAAGCTATTGCCAACGCATCGTTCTTAGATAAGTTGATGGGAGAAGGCGGTTCTTTATCGTTTAACGAAGCTAACAAGCTGTCTAGATATCGACTCAATAAAGATTCAATGCCCGAAATTCGTTCTAAAGAATTAGAACTTTTAGCACAAGGTATTAAACAATCCAAAGCGGAAGAATTGGCAGTAGCATCTACGTTCTCGGCAATGTCGGAAGGCGTAGCCAAAGGCATGAGCGACTTTTATTCATCCGCCGAAGGCCAAAAGGCTTTCAAATCTAAAAGCCCTGAAGAGCAGGCGCGGTTAATAGAGCTGATGCGTGACCATGTGAATAAAACTAGCGATTTGTTAAAACAAACTCCGGGACATTACGGCATAAATGAAGAACGCGTAGAATTAGCTAAAATGGCAAATACTCTGTTAATCATGGAAAAAAATCGGAATAAGCAAAAAGTAGCTACTCCGACGACAGATGTTTTACGACACGCTAATCCTTCTATTCAGCTGAAATTAAAAAACCAAAGTGAAGATGAAGCTGCGGAAAAAGCTAAAAAGTCTATGTCTCGTAAGACACAGACTCTTGGGAACGTAACTGCCGACTACATGATTAAAAATGCTAAGTTGTTAGGCGAGAAGACGGGCGAGTGTGCTAAATACGTCAACAATGCTTTGCAGGCACATATCAAGAATTACCGCCGCGTTGGAAGCGGTAAGGATGTGGCCGCCGCTGCTGTAGCTACTGGAAAATATAAATACGTTCCATTCGACGATAATTATGTTCCGCAAGTCGGCGATATTCAATCACTGCCGTCATGGACTGCGTTAGGTAAAGTACACGGCCATTCAACAATGTACACTAAGGACGGTTGGGTATCGGATTTCAAACAAAAACGATACGGCGACGGACGTATCGGTACTACAAGTCAAGCATTTTACGACAGGATTAAAGCCAATCCTTCATCTATTAAAATCGCGCGGCCTATCGATACCGTAACCGACAATTCTGTTTTCAATCGTGATTACGAAAAAGTCGTTAATGACATGGAACGCTTTAACGATAAGTATTCCGAAGCGTTGGACAAAATGCGTGTTGAACGTGAGGCTTTGGAAGCTAAAGAGCCTTTGCGCATGGCAGAAGCAAAATCGCTGGAGGTGATTCGTAGATTAGAAGACAGTAACCACAAGCTGACACAGGCGCAAGTAGCTGAAATCAAGAAAGAAGCTGATGCCTATGAAACTGCCGCCAAAGCTAAGGCTTTATTAGACAGGAACAACAAACGAGTTGAAGAAATAGAAAGCTCTAAAGCTATTTTAATTGCCGATAAAGCACGGTTAGAAGTTGAACGTTGGATTAACGCCGAACGTGAAAAAGGCTTATACTTCACGGAAGAAGTTAAAAATAAAGAGTTTGCAGCTACTGAAGAGCATATGCGCGAACTGGCTATCCAGCAGCAGATTAACGACCTGTGGCGAAACAAATTAGCATCCATAGAACAAGCTAAAATTCAAATGGAAGCTATTAACAAACTGCGTTCGGAAGGTGTTATCGGAGGTGCGTTTGCGGATAGAATGACCACAAATGCGCAAGCTGGTATTATGCAAGCTAATCAAGCAGCGGGCATGACTGCTTACGGCAATCCGATGGGTAATAGCTGGGAAGAAGTCTTCGGGGCTATTGATGCGGCTCGTTTCAAATTGTTAGACGGATATACCGGAACACTTAACGACTTGAGTGCGCAGTTCGGAACATTCTTCACAGGTTTGCAAGACGGTTTTGCAAATTCCATTGGCGCAGCTATTGTTCAAGGTAAATCGCTGAAAGAGAGCTTGATGTCTGTTGCTCAACAAGGTTTACAATCGTTGATTAGCGGTCTCGTAAAACTTGGGATACAATGGGCTGTTAATGCTGCAATGGCTAAATCAATCAATGCTTCTAACGTAGCTACACAAAATTCTTTGATGGCTACGCAAGCTACTACATCAGCTTTAGTTGCAGCGGCTACGGCAAGTGCATGGGCTCCCGCTGCCGCTATGGTGTCCCTAGCTTCATACGGTGCAAACGCAGTGGCCGCTGACGCAGGTATACTTAAAACTACGGCCTTGACTAAGGTGCTTGCTAAGTCTTCGCTGTTAGGCTTCCAAACTGGTGGATATACTGGCAATGGCGGCGTATCGGATATTGCAGGCGTAGTACACGGCCAAGAATATGTCATGGATGCTGACACAACCCGTCGTATCGGTGTCCGGAACTTGGATGCTTTACGCAATGGCGATGTTGTATTAAGCAACGGTGCGTCTGCCCGCAGCGGAGGCGGTAAAGGTGGCATTGTGGTTAATATCGAGAACTATGCGTCTGGTGTTTCCCATGAAGTCGAACAACTTAGCGAAAACGAGATTCGTATCATTGCACGAGAAGAAGCTAAGGGTGTTGTTAGCCGTGAAGCTGGCCGCGTTATCGCTGCTGAGATAAGCAACTCTAACAGCAGCGTTTCCCGCGCTATCGAGCGTAACACTAGCGCAACAAGGAATAGGTCATGAGTACAACATTAGAGGAATTTTTCCTAAAAGGCCGTAAAGACGTTGTATACGTTGAAACTATCGAAGTGATACATCCGGAATTTACAAAGCCTTTGCGTGTGGTTAGGAACGTTACGACAGGCTGGTCGGCAAAGTTAAACAATACGGATACAGAACGTGTTGACTTTATCTACTTCCCGTTGTCTATCGAAGTTGGTAGTTCTAAAACTGACTTAGACCAATCGCTGACTATAACGGTTGGCGATTTGGGCGAAGTTCTTCCGGACGAACTCAACCGTGTTTTAGAATCGGATAAAATGGATGTTAAACCTATTATTAAAATGCGGTGCTATGCGTCCAACGACCCTGATACTGTTCTATTCGGACCGATTACTTTGCAAATAGATAGTTTCAACTATAATGAACAAGGTACGTCATTTGTTGCAACAGCTCCAAATCTTAATAAAGCGCGGACAGGCGAAGTTTATTCTACTTCGCGCTTCCCTTTTATAAAGAGCTTGATATGACACTTGACGAATTGTTATCCAAAACGTATAATAAGATGGAATATAACTGCTTCCATTTTATGTTAGACGCTTATGAATTTTTCTACGGCGAAAACATAAAAGACGTTTTTATGGAGTTTTTGCAATCGGGGCTGACCACAAGACGTAAAACGACAATGTTCCGCAAATGCGGGCGTGAAGATGCTCAAATAGTTTTGATAAACTATTGGAACGGTTTACACTGCGGACTTGTGGTCAACGGACGATTGTTACATTTAACTGAAGAACGTGATGTTCGTTGGGATACAATTCAACAAGCTGAATTACTTTCGCTAAAATCGAGATATTATGAATACAATAAAGATAGTTGACGATATTTTTATCGATGAACCTGAATCAGTGGTTACAGATTTGGACGTTGTGTCGTTTTTGCAAACGCGCTATGAAGCATTTCCTGCTGACGGTAGAATTTATTTCGGCGAGATTAGCGAAACATCCGACGTTACACCTTACGATGCAAACAGCGTGGCGGCCTTGCAAAACCTGCGGGGCGTGTTTTACGTCGTAACCCTGCCGCGTGCGCCTGTGGTGGCGTTTTTTGTGGCCTACGGTGCTTATATCGCAATGGCTGTGGCCGTTATCGCTGCCGTTGTGGTTATGCAGCAAGCGCGAAACGTCCCCAACACGGCGGCATTAGGGAACCAAACGAACCGCTCCGGAAACAACGAGCTTTCGGAACGAAGCAATAAAGCGCGTCCGTGGGAACGAATTCCTGACATCTACGGCGAAGTTATTTCAATACCGGACTTAATTTGCCAACCTTACAAAATTTTCGACAATCATGTGGAACGAGAGTTCTCTTTAATGTGTGTTGGACGCGGCCATTATGATATTTTCGATTTATCGGATATTAAAGACGATACCACTCCGATACAAGAAATTCCAGGTAGCTCTGTAGAAGTATATGCACCTGGAAATCTCACTACGCCTAAATACCGCGTCGGAGAACCGATTACTAAAAGATTCTATAACTTAAAACGTTGTAATGCTGTCAACGGCCAAGTGTTAAAGCCTGTAAGTCGTTCGGGATACGACGGCCAAAATGGTATGAGAGCAGAGCCTGGAGGTTGGATAAGCGTTCCTGAAAAACATTACACACCGTTCCAAAGAATGATAATGAAACGGCCTAACATTTCATTCACTAGAGGTCTTAAAGTCGGCGATAACATTCGTTTAGAATTTAGGTCTCTCGATTTCACAAAAGTCCCATTAGAAAGCACTGTTAAAATCACAGCAAGCAATAACGAGATTGTGTTCTATGGCAAGGAAGCCCAACTTGCAAAAATCAAAGATATGCAGGCTGGTTCTAAATTTTACTGCGACGGTAGATATATCGCCCGCGAAGAAAACGGCAAGATATTTATAAATTACATATCAGGTATTTTTACAGTTACGAAAGTTGAACCTGTTTACGGATACGTTTATAACGGAGTTCAATCTTCTAGCTACGGATTTGTGGGATACAGAGTTGTTACATTAGAGCCTGTTAAGATTGGCGACGGTGGAGTAAGAGCTGCTGAACAGACACAAGGTTTAACTTTAGATTTATCAACCGCTACACGAGATGTAACCTTAACAGGTAGATACCGCATAGCGGAAATAGGTGTTAGTAGAATACGACTGGAAAATCCGTCAGGCATAAACGCCGATTGGAACAAGGTGACTTCAATAATCAACTCGACTGGTAATTGCGGAATTACAATCAACGATTCCGATGTTATCGGGCCTTTTATCTGCGACTATGCGCAGACCACAACTGTGATTGCTAATGTTGTGGCCTTATCGGGTTTGTATAAACGGAACAATGACGGCGACCATCCGATTAACGTGCAAGTGTTAATGATGGCAGATGAAATTGATATGCAGGGTAACTTGACGGGCGAGTTTAGAGAAATCCACGGAACAGTTATCGGCGAAAGAAACTGGCAAGGAACAAGAGCTTTAACGCTTACCATGACGTTACCGCCCGGACGGTATAAAATCAGTATGCAAAGGATAACGCCGACCGATACAGGTTTCCAAGGCAGTGTCGTGGATGAAATTAAATGGCGAGACCTTTACTATGGTTCGGATTTAGTTTTAGGGGACTTAGGCGATATTACTGTGGTCAAGTCGATTACAAACGGCACAGACGGGGCATTGGCCGTTAAATCGCGCAAATTAAATATGCGTGTTACTAGAATGTTACCTAAACGTATTGGGGCAACAGAGTTTAGCAAAACATTGCATCCAACAAAAGAAGCGGATGATATTTTATGCGCAATTTGTTTGGACAAAGCTAATGGCGGGCGCACCGTTGATGAAGTTGATGTTGCTGGTATTTATGATACGATGACCACAATTCGCAGATATTTCGGCATTCCCGAAGCGGCGCACTTCTGTTACACATTCGATAATCCAAATACTTCGTTTGAAGAAATGATTAAAATGGTGGCTGATGCGGCGTTTTGTACGGCATACAGAACGGGCGAGAAGATTCGTATAACGCCGGATATCGACAACAAACTTCCTGTTATGATTTTTAACCACAGGAACAAGATTCCGGGCAGCGAGACGCGAACTGTCAATTTCGGTAAAGACGGGGATTATGATGGCGTGCAGTATAAATACATAGACCCGTTCGACGGTACTCAAATTATGTATTCGGTTCCAGAAGGGGCGGCCAAATACAAGAGCATGGAAAGCGCAGGCGTTGCTAACCATAAACAAGCATACCTTCACGCATGGCGCATTTGGAACCGCATGAAGTATCAACGTGTAAGTTGTAAGTTCACATCTTTATCGGAAGCCGACCTCCTTGTGGTTATGGATAAAATAGCGGTTAGCGATAACACGCGCCTGCAATATTCCGAAGGGGAAGTTATTAAACAGGACGGCCTCAAAGTGTGGTTATCGGGACAACCTGACGCAAAAGTCGGCAATTATATTTTCTTCCAGCATTGGAACAGAACTACGCAATCTATTAAAATTGCAAAAGTGGAAGGGTCTGTGGTAACATTAGCCACTGCGCCGTCTGTGCCATTAGCAGCCGATGATGGCAATTATGTTAATTCGCTATACATGATTGAAAAGTCCGATAAACTGCCACCGACTAAGCAGTTTTTGCTGATGGAGAAAAAACCTGAACGCAATATGCAAGTGGAAGTGAATTGTATAAACTATGATTCACGATACTATTCCAACGACTTCGATTATGCCAACGGGAATACTCCTTACAATGGATGAACATGGAAAAGTTAAAACTTACACCGGATAGTTCCGGTTATTCGGTTGATTTTGGAAGCGAAACTACCTCCGTTAAATTAAGCGGGGGTAGTTCTCGCGTTCGCAAGACTGTATTGAAACCCAGCCACACTGTTAAAGTGTCTTATACGCTGGGCTTACAAGAATATAAGTACATAACGGCGTTTTTCAGGACGCAGTCAGCGCAAAAGTTTACAATGGATTTAGTAATTGATGGCGAGTTAGAAGAATACATTTGCACGTTAGTTCCTAAAAGTTTTAGACTTACAGGCCAAAAAGGACTTATGTATGCTGTAAATTTTACAGTAGAAGCTGAATATAAAGATTATGATAAGGATGCCGATTTGGCTCTAATTAAAAGGTTTAAACGATGAATAAACTGATGCTTATCCCTGACAATTCGTCTTACAAAGTAGAGTTTAATGACGGTAATATCGCAGTTAAGCTGAACAGCGGGCGCAGTCGTATCCGCAAACATAGTATCCATAACAGTAATACGGTGGATGTTTATTTTGTGCTAACCACAGATGAATATCGGTACTTAATGGCCTTTTATCGTTCCGTGATAAATAGAGGTTCGTTGCCGTTTTTAATGGACATTATAACTGAGACTTCGGAGCTTGTGACTCATAAAGTAACGATGCTTCCGAACTCTTTTAAATTGAGTTCTCAAAAAGGGCATACATATTATGTCAACTTTACTGTTGAAGCTGAACCACTGGAAGAAAACGCTGAAAAAGATAAGCAGATTGTCCAAAATTACGAAAGCGGCAAAAAACCGTTTACACCACCACAACAAGGATGGGGTAACTTCTTCACGCCGTCGGAATTATCGCCGAACGCAACTAACGTCCAGGATGGCATTTACCGCATGGATGGGGATACCGTTTTGTCTTTGCGTAACGCCAAAGGACAAATATTCCAAACTAAATATACTGTAAACGGTATTTGGACTAGATATTTACATGGTGGTAACTGGTCATCTTGGTTGCAGTTAGGAAGCGAACGTGTTATATCTACTACTACAGAGCTTTACGATTCAACAGGTAGGCTAGTGAGAACATTCCAAGGCGAAGGTATTAGCGGCAAAATACCGGACGGAGACTACACTTTACGGATTTTGGATATTCACGCTGACGGCACTACCCGCGTTAGGTCTAGTGAAAAAACTAAGATTGAACTCGGCGCAGACCACCTTCAAGTTATTCCCAAACAATACGGGATGACAGTTACTTGGAATTTAAAAGACGCTAAATCGGGTCATACAGAAGTGTGGTTAGGAGATTCTAATGACGTTGCTTCTGCAAAAATTATAGCTGCTATTCAGTGGCCTGCAATGGAATATGAATATTCTAACGCTACTACTGCCCGTAAATATTTCTTCTGGATTCGCCATATCGATAGGCGTGGTGTCGAAGGTAAGATGATTGGTCCGGTAGAAGGTATTCCAGCTACACCATTTGAACAAGAATTTCAAAACATTCGCGGTGACATAGTGGTATCTAAAAATGATGCTATAAATCACGCTAATAAAGAAATTGAGAAACTTAACACAGCTATTGACAAAAAGATTAAAAACGTCAATATCGATACAACACAGATTGATAAAGCTATTAAGGCTGCCGCTGATAAAGCCGAAGATGCTAGAACGAAAGCCTTGCAAGCTGGGCAATCTGTGGTTAGAGAAACGGAACAGCGTAAAGAAGCTATCGAAGCTGAAATTAGAGCTAGGAACCTTGCAATAGGACGTGCAAAAGGCGAAGTTGAAACATCTTTTAATCAATATAAAGAAGAACGAAGAACGGCAGACGGTCTTGTAACTGAGAATTATAACTCCTTAAAAACTCGTGTCGGCAATGCTGAAACTAAAATGACGCAATTTGAGCAACAGAAAGCGTCTAAAACCGAAGTTGCATCTATCGCTGAAACCGCGTTAAAAAGCAAATGGGAAAGCGCGGCCAGCCAAGCCAAAACCGACGCGCTAAACGCTGCCGCCGACGATGCCGCACAAAAGGCTAACGCTGCCGCCAGCGCAGCGCAGCAGGCCGCCGAAAAAGCGGCGCAGGCAAAGGCTAACGCAGCGCAGCAAGCGGCCATAGCAGCGGCCAGCGACGACGCAGCCGAAAAAGCTAAAGCGGCCAAGCTGCAAGCAATCGCCGACGCTGCCGAAAAGGTTAAGCAGGCTAAAGAAGCCGCCGCTGAAAAAGCTAAAGAACTAGCGGACAAGGCTTTGGCAGATGCTAAAACATACGCCGACAGATTGAAAGATGGTACAGATGCCGCAATTAGGAATTTAGAGAGTACGCGCGTAACCCGCGAACAAGCGGAAGCTATGATACAGCAATCGCTAACTGCTAAATTCCAAGTCCCCGACACCCGCAACGATAATCAACCGCCGTCATGGTACTGGGAGAATTATCCGCGGCAAACAGTGCGTGAGTTTAAGGAATCTAGCGCACTAGGATTGACTGGTGGATATACCGCATTGGACACTGTCGTTCCGTGGAAAGACCCAACTGGCGGCAAAATTTTTCAAACAGCCTATCTTCCGGATGGTAAGGTTATGCGGCGTAATTCCGATGCTGTTGCAACATACGGAAATGGCAGATACAACTATACCAAGGACGCTTGGACTGCTTGGGTACAGGATGAAACGGTGGACGGTGCGCAGGCCAAAGCGAACGCGGTTAAAGCGATTGCAGATGCCGCAGATGCGTTGTCTAGAGCTAACAAAGCTGATATTACCGTTATTAAACGGGATTATGCCACTAAAACAGAAGTTGGAACTTTATCGGAAGAACGTGCTAGAAGTGTGTTCAACGATTTTTCATTTAGCGGACGCAATCTACTTTTAAAAAGTAACCCTAATAAGGAATACGGATACGGTGCTTATTTTGAAATAACGGAAGCTCCGAAAGTCGGTGAATCTGTTGTGGTCACTCTTTGGGGTAATCCAGGTTCGGACAGAAGCGGTGAGATAGGTGTCTTTAATACATTCGGTTATGGACAGCTAGGTATACTTACAAAGATTAGAGATGGTGTTTATAGAGGGACGTTTATTTGGAGGCATCATACTAACGCCGCTAATCAAGCTACGCAAGATAAAACATTAAACGTATACTTTTATCCAAATACCGCCACATCACAATCATCAATTAAAGCGATTAAGATGGAATTCGGTAATGTTGGTTCCGAGTGGACACCTGCTCCTGAAGAAACAGATGCTGCATTAAAACGTGTCGAAGCTAATATCACGGAAACTAAACAAACGTTATCGAGGGTGGATTCCACCGTATCTAGAGTTGAAAGGGAAACTTCAACAACTTTAAACGGCATGACCACAAAGGTTAATGAACTAACCACAAGTGTAGACGGTATGTCTGCTAAGAAAGCCGTCACGATAGATAACAACGGCTACTTGACGGGTTTTGAATTATTGTCCGACCGTACTAACGGCGTTCCGAAAGGAGCTGTCAAGTTTAATGTTGATAGCTTTGTGGTTGGTAAAAATGGTAATAACATTAAACCTTTTATCGTCAGCGGAACTACCGTAGCGATTAACGGCGAGCTTGTGGTAAACGGACAAGCGATTATTGCAAAGTTAAATGCGGGCGTTATTGACGGTTCTAAAATAAAAGCTGGTACAATATCGGCAAACCATTTATCGAGTAGTAGCGTTACGGCGGATAAAATCGCCGCCGGTGCGATTGTGGCTACAAAGATTGCAGCTAATGCAATTACTGCTGATAAGTTAGCCGCAAACGTGATTAACGGTAATCATATCGCCGCTAATATTTCCATACGCGCACCTAGAATAGTCGGCGGCTCATTGAATATCGCTGATAAGTTTGTGGTTAGTGAAACTGGAGAAGTGCAAATTAGAGCCTTTGCGGGTAACGTGAACAAAGGTATGATTATCAAAAACAACACGATATTCGTCTATGACGAAGCTGGCGTGTTGAGAATGAAGATAGGATATTTAGGATAATGTTAGCTATTAAAAAAGAAATCTACGACCCGTTTAAAAACGTGAAGTATTCATTTCACATTATAACTGCAATCGAAATTGATTATATCAATAACATTTGCAATTATCAAATCGGCAGTTGGTTAGATGAAGACGCATTTAGAAAGGAACAACCTTTACTGGAACTTAGAGGTTTCGGAACCGTTGCGCCCGCGCAAATCGAGAACCCTTATATGTTTTGTTTAAAACACTTAGTGTCTGGAGTATTCCCGCCGCTCGACGGAGCCGAGATTGTTTCTATCGAAGGTTTGGATACTTCCACTAATACTTTGTAACAGCAGTTTTATCAACCCTTCTATTTAGGAGACTTACATGAAAGTATTGAAGCATGAAATCGTTGACGAAGAAACCGATGTTACCGTCAATTATCACAAAATCCGGGGCTATTATGTGGATTTAGATTATAATGACATTCGGGCATCTATTGTGTCATTTGTATCGCCAAAATCGCTACGGAATAATAAGCCAGTCGGCGACGCGGTAGATATCGGTATTAAAGTTGAAGATGCTTCAGCGATTAAAGATGTTGTAGAATTTATTCTCACTAACATCAATCGCGCCGCAACGTCTAGCGGTAACAATCCGTTTGCAAATGCTGAAGTTGTAGAAGTTTCATAACGACAAACGCCCTCTAAAACGGGCGTTTCTTCTTCTTACCTGTGGTCATCTTCTTTCGGAAACCCTACAAAGCATTCATTATCGTAAACGTGCTTGTAATCAGGTATCTTTTCCGAAAACACATCTGCACAATATTTAGCTTGTGCGGCTTTTTCGTCTTCGTATTCAATTTTACCGATAATGCCGAGAATGATGATACCAACTGTAATTGCGAAATAAGGATAGAGTTTTTCAAACATGATTAGCCCTCAAAATCAAAATCGTAAAGATATTTAACCACAAGTGAGCGTAACATTATTCGCATAGACGATAAACTTGTCGTCTGCTGTATAACGGAAATATCTACATAATACCAACTGCCGTTGATATAAAATCCGTCTATATGGCCGTCATCGCTTTCGGATGTACTAATACCGTAATCTTCAAATTCATCAGCTTTCACAACTTCATTGAATAACGTTTCAAAATCCGATGTATCGTAAAATTCCTTTTCACGCACTTTAACAGCGAGACTGTTCCTGGGCAGATTTATACAAACGGCTATTTGTCGTTCTGCAAAGTTGACGCTATCGTCGCGTTCTCTTTCGGTTAAAACATGAGATTTGCCATTTATAGCTAAAAGACGATTGAGTCCTTGAGCAGTATCGCTTACTCGTTCATCTACTATTTGCGCTTCTACTTCAGTAATATACTTTTTCATAATATACCCTTACCCACGATTAAAACTAGCCATTTTCGCGGCCTGTGGCCGCCGCGTGGCGGTTATTTGCGGTGGCGGTGGCGGTCGGCAAGCCAAGCGTTAAATTCAGTTTCGTATTCGGCATCATAAAACAGCCAGCTATTTTCGTTCTTTTGCTTCGGTTTCGTGAAGATACCAAATTTTAGAATCGTTCGTGATATACATGATTGTAACCTTTCGTGTGGCCGTTGTTAAACTGTAATGCTATTATAAAAAACATTACCCGCTAATGCAATAGCGGGTAATGTTACATTGTGTAAAGTTTTGTAAAGGCTAGATATCAAGCAGTGTTAATACAACGGCTACGGCGGTTGCAATCATATTGCCGATAAGAACTGTCGTAATCATAGTTTGTGCTCCTTATTTAAATTGATAATTTATGAGTCATTTACCCAAATATTTCAGTAAAGGTCTTACTCCGCGATGACTTTTATTTTCGCCGCGCACTCTCCATAAACCTGTACCCGGATAGAAATCGATTTTCGGATTTGAAAGAATAATCAGGTGAGCACCATCATTCTTCCTTTCAAACTCGATACCGCTATTTTCTAACAAAGCCGCAGATTGTTCTCTGTTATGGCTTCGTTTCGCTTGACTTCTTTCACGCATGAATTTAAAACCTTCTATCATGGCAAAACTCCGTTAATTTTTACCTTCGAGAATCTTCCGCTCCGCATCCAAATCCCTGTGGTTAGCATCATATTCCGTAAAGTTGTTCGGGAAACGGGCGCGAAGTTTCGCAATGTTCTGTTCTTGCACACTTGCAAAATCTTTTCCGGCCACACGGAGCAACATAGCAGCATACCAAAATGAATCACCGATTTCTTCGGATACGTTCACAGCATCCATTGGCGTTTTGTTGTCGATAGAAGTTTTCAATGCTTCCAGCAATTCGCCAGCTTCCGTCGCCATACCGAGAATGCCGTGTAACAGATTTCTACCCTTGTGGTCATATTTATCCAAAATAGGCGGAATATCGCGCACACTGCATTCAGCGCAATCGGTAAAAGTCAAATAAGCGGGGTCAGGTTTTTTACCATAAAAGAAGAACTTTTTGTATCGGTCGAGTTGTTGCAATGCTAAAATAGCCTCTTGTAAATCAGCTAAAAAGTCTTCTTTATCTACGCCAGCGTAAAAATACGGAGAAGCAGTCAAGTTAGCTTGTTCAATATAGTCTTTCATGTTTATTCCTCATTTACATTCAGTTGGGTCAATTCGACATTCTATCAAGAACCAGTACATATGGTCTTTAATGTGTTCGTGGAAAGGATTAAAATCGCCGTCAATATCGGATACGTCGGCACGGAATTGTTTAGTACACCCGTCGTGTTCGATTTGAATCATATTCTTGTAATAGCCTTGCGTTTCGGAATCAAGCCATTTACGGTACGTTTCTATGAACCATGTTTGCAAGTCTTCAAAAGTTTGGAACTCGACATCTTTGTCTTTGCTGTATTCGCTCCAAAGAAGAGTGATTTTAGGTGTCATTCTATACCTCCTTTACAAATAGCATTCAACACGTCGGCGTGAGCTTGGGCTGCTTCTTTGGAAAGATGAACTAGCCCGTGATTTAAACATCCGAAGTCGCCAGCATCTCCTTTCTAAATGTACTGTTGAACGTCAAATCCAAAAGATGAACGTTGAGTTGGCATCCAATAACGCGTTCCATCAGGCGGCGCAATCTTTACAGGTTCAGGAAATTCCATATTTCTGCCGTTCACACTAACTTTGATTGGTTGTGGCTTGCGGCGGTATTCGTTACACACATACCATTCCGGATGGAAAGACATCCCTTGAAACATTACGTTTGGTTGTACATCAGCCGCAACCTTAACTTCCCACCGCTCCCACGGTTTGTCTGTTTCCATCGCATCTTGTGCGTATTGCAGCATTAAAGCCGCGTGTTTATGTGCTGGCATCACATCTTCCTTTTATCGTTTAGGTTGTTTAAGTAACGCCATTATACAAAACATTACCCGTTATGCTGTTAAGGCTTGGTTAAACTTTGCAAACTTAATTCTAACGCATTTATTACTCTAACCTTTTGAGAATAAACCTATCGAGAATTAACTGGTAAGTGCTATACCACTCGGATACTGTTACAACGCTCAAAATAGCCTTAATCGTATCTAACGATTCAGCTGCTTCTAAAACGTTATTACCTGACAAAGCGTAAACGCCAGTTTCAGTTTTGCGGCGGTCAATGTCTTCCATGAAATTGAGGATTGCCGACGTATAGCTTTTAAATCTTTGTTTTAATTCGTCCGTTAAAACTAATTCGTTCCGCCCGATTAAAATGTCGATAAGAGCATCAACAAAATACATCAAGCTAACAATACGGACGAACGCTGCGCGGCTTTGTTCCGAACGCTGTTTTAAAAGTTCAAGATTGTGGCTATAATATTCCACAATAGAAGTTATAGCCGCTAAGGATAAAGGTTTATCATTAGCTAAAAGAAGACGCATTCCAATAGGTGTTGGTGTTGTAAAGGTGCTGTCGATAAACGGCGGCATTTGACATTTAACCACAAACATTTCTGCTTGAGTTACAAATCCTATATATGCTTTACCATATTTTTTACGCAAAGATTGTATGCGGTTCGAGAGTTGTAAATGAGTGTCTCTTACAATTTTATCACGATAATTAAGCTGCATTCAATTGCTCCAATAAGTTGTTAGCTTCATTGATATACCAGTCGTAATCTAAATCTTGCGGTATAGCTTGTGGTAGTTCCAATGCCGGAACAGCTCCATCGCTACGCGGCACTTTGTTACCGTTAGACGCATAAACGATTTGTCCTTTTGTATCTTTGCCGTAATACCAACGGACAGACTTACCCAAATATACGGGCGGGGTATCTGGTTCGACTTTGACTGACCCGCCTTTGACGTTTCGTACTGTTACGAATTTACGGATATCGGAACATTTTTTAATCGTTACGTCAACGGGAGTTCCTTTATCCAAATATGCGCAAACAGCATCCATACAGATTATATTAGCAGGGTTTTTCTTCAGCATTCCGACAACATCGTTTTCAGCCCACGGATTACCAAACGCACCTTTTGTTTTGAATTTACCGTCAGCTTTAACAGCAACATAGTTATTCACGTCGCGTGAGTAAATGGCTTTATATTCTGTATCCTCTAACTCGAAACCTGTGTCAATTTGCCATTGCTTCATAATAGCTTCAATTTCTTCAATACGCTGACAATCTTCTTTAACCACAATGCCGTCCGTGTTGGCCGATATAACAGGCACACCCGCCAATTCAAGACGTTCGATAAGCATGAGCAGCGAAAGCTGACCTGTAAGCGTAACTTGAATAAGTAAGTCGGGAGAATAGAAAATAGAGTATTTAGAGCCTAGTTTACCATATGTTCCGTTAATAACAATCTTAAGAGCGTCAGCAACAACTTTATTCTTAGCGTGTTTAGCTGTAAGGCGTTCTGTAACAATCGCCTGATACATTTGCAGAAATGCCGTTCCCAAGTGTTGCGGATACAAGCCCAAATTGAGAATAATTGACGGGTAAAAGGACGCTACGTCCCAGTCTTTTAATTTAAAATTGCTGTTAGCTTTATGGCAGACGTTTTTCTCGGAACTGTGAAGGCCGCCAATACCGATTTTATAAACAGATTCACCGATAGTAATTCTCATGTTCGCAATACTATCCGGCAATTTAATACTGCCGCGAAACTCGTCTACTTGGTAATATGAATCTGCTATCGTTTTCAAAACGCTATTCATCAACGGCGTTTCAAATTTTAGAAAATGTGGAACATTATACCGATAAACCATATCAGGACTAATCGTCGGCACTTGCGGACGAACGCCTGTCAATTTGTAGTATTCATGTCCCATAACAGCTTCGGCGATTTGCGCATCCGAACGGGAACGAAGGTCGATGCCGTATTTTTCGGACATATTTTTACGCAATTCTAATTGTGGTAATAATCGCGTAAAAAGGAAAGCTGTAGATGTTAAGTCGGCGTTGATGTTATACCATTTAACAATAGCTTTTTGGTCTTCGGACAAAACCGTCTCGGGATGAAACGGTAAGTCTTGCATTTTCGGCGTATGTACACGTCCGCCGTATGTTTTCAAATTAGACCTAAGAGGAGCAACTTCAATTAAATCTATGTGGTTATATTTAGGGAATGGAACTTTATATCGTTTTAAGAGGTCGCGCGGGCGTTCCTCTAATTCGATAAGTTCCTTTGTGGCTTGTTTTAACGTTTTGCAATCATAGCCGTGTAAAGATAACTGTGTTATGATTAAGTCGTACTTTATGGAGTTAAATCCGATAGTAACGAAGTTTTCTAAAATCCATTTTAAAGTTTCAAGATTGTCATTCTTTGTATCACTCAACTCAAAATAGATGCAATGCCCAGTAACCACAGAGCGAAACGATGCGATAAAATAATTTTCATAAGACTCAATATCATAGACTAACTCATGTTTTTCATACCAAGCGTTATAAAGTTCTTCCAAACTCATAACGGGCAATGGGAACGCCTTTGCTTCCGCTAATCCCGGAAGGTAGTCGGGCGATAACCACACAGGCTCAGGCGGTTGAGATTTTTGCTTTGCTTTCTTCTCGGATTTTGGCTTAGGTTCCGGTGGGCGGTCTTCCCAAAACAGCCCGATTGCATCGTTCCGCATTTTCATAGTTTCATATCCACAATCACGCCGCGCAAATTACCTTTGAAAAACGGACAAGGTTTACCATCGGAGAATTTAGACAAATCGATTGTATCAATTCGGTTTTTCAAAATTAGGAACATTTCGATATTGAACATCGCGTCAGTCGTAGTGTCGCTAATGTCATATGACGCGCCAGCATCAACGTGTTCTTCTAAATCTGGGTCGTGCGTCCAAACTTTACCGTGACGGATATAAAACCTACCTGAACCATCGACAAACGGTTTTATTGTTTCCAAACCTTTGAAAATATCACTGCTAATTGGTTTAGGGTTACTTTCAACGCTTAATATTCTATCCAAGTCCGGCCAGTCGTCGGCAAATAATTGTGTCCTAATCCAGCGGTCGTCTTCGTAATAAAAAGTGGCTGAATTGTGGTCAACTTGTGCCGATAAAGGAGGTTGTCCAATTCGCAACATCTCGTTGACAGTTTGTCGCGGTATATTTAATTTATGCGGCAAGTTAAAACCTGTCCAGTATTGCACGAGAATGGTATTATTAGTCGCATATGCGGAATTACCGTCTAACAAAATACCATTCATCCATAAACGCGAAGCATCCGTGCCGACAAACGGGCTTAGTGTATTCAACGCTTCCATTAAAACGTCGCCGTCAATGGCTATTGTTTCGCCCGAAGGTTTTGGATGCGGTGCTTCTACTGTTGTACATTGAACAAACGCTTTAAACGCGCCCGATTGTACTTTAAGCCGCCCTGTTGTGGTTAAAGACATTGTTATCGTATCGGAACAGTTCGATAACGCCTTTATCAAATCATTAGCTCTTGGCATACAGTTGATATCTAAGGGTATCGGAGACGACAAGGCCATATTTCCATTAAACGCGATTACTCGTCCGTCTTCGATTAAGAAATGAGTAATCGCTGGAATATAATCACGTTTGCCTATCGCCCCTTGAACAAATTTTAAAGCAGATAACATCAGTTAGCTCCAAACAAGAAGTTTTTATGGGTATGGAATTTCTGTTGCTGGTGTACTTCGGATGCGTTTATCAGTTTGTTAATTTCAACCATCGCGCGAAGATTATACGCAACACGAGATTCATAACACTTTGATAAACGTTCTTCTGTAAAACCTGCGTCTGTGAAAGTAGAAATAATGCGTTGCCGCTCTACTTCCGAAAAGTTGCAAAGGTGCTGCCCTTGTATGTGTCGGTTTCTGGATTTTTCGGAAATTTGAATAATACCGAACTCCGGTGTTAAAAGGAAGCCGAATGAAGCAGCTTGAATCCATGATGACGAGTCTACCGAATACCACGGATAGCGATACATAATTTCACGCGCCGTGATACCAAAAGCGTGGAATTTAGCTTTCGGTCTTCCACTACTGTCTGTCATATGGTCTTCCCAAAGCATATCTAGCCAGTCGATAAGCTGTTTCTTAGATTTACCAACCATACCACCGATAGTGATATAATTGTAGTTGGCCGTATAGTAATCTAAATAACGTTCGTCTTCGCCATAGTGGAAACACGGTAAAGGTCTTACTCCTAACGCTTCCATTGACAGTTGATTTCTGTAAGTTTGAAGCGGGTCGCCAATGCCGTCAAGAACCGAAATCATTAAATCGCCGTCTTCAGTTCGTAACCACAGGTCATCGTTCCGTTGAACATAAGCACAATAATCTTTGAGGTCGATTGTTACGCCAGTAGTCCATGCCGAAAACGCACCGGAGTCCAAAAACACTTTCTTTCCGTCATCCCTAATTTTTTGAAGGAGGGTTGGAGAGTTAATGTAGTGATAAGATTCTAAAAGGTGTGGCAAAGCGTCAACATAGCTTCGTTCCAAATCGGTTAATTGAGCGCGTCGGGAGTAACCTTCGCCTAGATATTTGTTTGTGTAAACTGCCGCTGTGTAAAGGTGCATATTTTGCGATTATAGGGCGATTATTAGCCGCCCTATACCTACCTATTATTTAGCGGGCTGCCGCTAAAAATTCGGCGCGGCTTGCAGGGTCGTTTTTAATCGCGCCCCGCAACGCGCTTGTAATCGTGTGATGGCCTTGCTGACAAACGCCGCGAGATTCCATACACATATGCCGCGCTTTGATGTACACACCAACACCGATAGGATTCAAATGTTCTTGCAACGCATCGGCAATCTGGTTAGTCAAGCGTTCTTGCACTTGCAGACGACGCGCGAAGCAATCGGCCAAGCGTAAGAGTTTAGACAAACCGACAATCTTACCGTTTGGAATATACGCGATTGTTGCCGTTCCGAAAATCGGCGCGAGATGATGTTCACAATGGCTGTAAATCGGAATGTCTTTCACAATAACCATTTGGTCAACATCTTGCGCTCCGTCTTCAAACTCTTTCAAAATGTCAGCAGGATTTATATCGTAACCTTTTGTCCAATGTTTCCAGGCTTTAACCACACGAGCGGGCGTTTCTTTGAGGCCGCCGCGTTCAGGGTCTTCGCCAACCATCGACAGCAATTCTTTAACAATTTCTTCATTTTTCATAATTCACACTCCACAGAACATTTTCGAGTTTCTTCCAGCACCACTTTTGTAAGCCGGATATATTTAGGTAGAATTTTCGGCGCAACTGTATTTAAGATATAGTCTGCCAAATTTTCAGCCGTCGGATTGAACGGCAACCAAACGATAGACTGATTGAACATTTCCTGTTCATCGTTTATTGTGCCGTTATTGATTAAACCGTGCAGCTTGCGGACTAAATCGTCCTTTTCCCAAGCCAAGAACCTGTGGTCAAAATTATCTTCAACCCATTGGCAAATTGTTGATTTAATTTCCGAAAAATCGATAACCCGACCAACATCATCCAGACTATCGGCTTCACAGTAAAAATGGATACGGTAATTATGGCCGTGTAAATGACGGCATTTAGATTCATGACCGACTACCCTGTGGCCTGCACAAAAATCATGATAACGGACAGCTTTAATTGTTGACACGAATAAGTCCTTTCACTGCAATGATAATCCAGAAAACTTCGATAACGAAACTTCCAAGATTAAAGTTAAATAACAGAGATACAATAAGAAGTATCGCCCCAATAAGATTTAACAGATGGTATTGCTTATCGTCGGATTTTAAACTTCCGTTTGTCAATCGCCAGTAAGCAGATACGACGATAAACATTCCTATTAAACCTAACAGATGCCAAAACATACGTCCTCCTATTTTGGGTTTACGATTTCATCCACAATAGCTTTTTCTTCATCGGATAAAGCCTTGTGGAATTTTTTAAAGCCTTTTTCACGCAACTTGCAAGACGGGCATTCATGGCATCCGCCTTCAACACCTTTATAACAAGTATGCGTGTGTTCATAGACTGTTTTAAACGCCCCTAAATCAAAAGCCAACCGCCAAGTTTGAGCTTTGTCTAACCACATGAGCGGAGTGTGGATTGTAATAGGATAATCGAGAGCTAAATTCAAAGCTACTTGGCAGGATTTGACGAAAGTATCGCGGCAGTCGGGATAACCTGAAAAATCAGTTTCACAAACACCTGTAACAATGTTCCTAATGTTGCGAGATTTGGCGTAAATTGCGGCATATGTCAAGAACAACATATTGCGGCCTTCGACTTTGGATGAAGGTGTACCATCGGCATTTGGAATTATATCCGAACCGTCTAATAACGCACTTGTGGTTATAGTTGCCAAGTTTGAAACATCTACAATTTTTTGTCTAATCGACGCTTCGCGGCAAATGAAAGCAGCTTTTTCAAGTTCGATAGAATGTGTCTGTCCGTACTTGAAAGTTATACATTCTACCTTTTTTGAATCTCCACCTGCTTTTTCGATTGCCCATGCAAGACAAGTTGTTGAATCTTGTCCACCTGAAAAGACTACAAGATATTTATCCATGTGGTTACTCCATGTTTATAATTTTGTGGATTTGCAGTTGAAGAACATGACCGTGCTTCATACAAGACTCGATACAAGCCTTCAAGTTAGCGGTATTCAATTCTTTGTCGTAACAATCCATAGGTTGCAAATAGATAGGTTTATCAACTGCGTTTGGAGGAGATGCTATCGGCTGTGCGAAACTTGAATCTAACACTTGTCGGGGAAGACCTGTCTCTTCAACACAATCGCCCGCTTTCATGACGTATTTAGCGCAACAAGCGTTAAGCCAAATTTGTCTATTCACTTTTGGCGTTTTTGGACTAACCACAATGTAAACGCCGCGCCGCAAGCTAGGGTTTAGATTATACGTCCATTCGGTCGGCGGTAAACTACCGTTGGTTTCAACTTGGACATAATAATTCGCATCTGTTAAAGTTTTGAACAAAACAGATAAATTGCGTTGGCGGAACGGTTCACCGCCTGTAATGACCACAAGACGCGTTTTGCCGCTAGAAGCTAGACAGTTTACTGTGGATAAAATGTCTTCGGCAGTTGAAGATTGTCGGTCTTGAGTGTATTCAGTGTCGCAGCCTTCACATTGCAGATTACAACCTGCTAAACGGATAAATACCGCTGGCGTTCCACAAAACACGCCTTCGCCTTGAATTGTATGGAAAATGGAATGTACGTCGAAGACGTTAGACGATACGTCCTTACTCTTTACAACAGGTTCGGACGGTTGTATATTGATTGTTTTCATTTGTATTCCAAGTTATATACGTCATCGGAACGATGCCGGTTTTTGGAGTGAATAGAAATGGCCGACTATTTCCACGGTCGGCCAGCGTGGTCAGGAGGCAACTATTGAGCTTCGCCTTCAGCGGCTTTGGCAGCGGCTTCTTTCTCGGCAGCTTTGGCAGCGGCTTTTTCAGCCAGTGCAGCGGCTTTCTCGGCTTCACGTTGCGCTTTGCGTTCGGCCGCTTCAGCAGCTTTACGGGCTTTTTCAGCTTCGCGAGCAGCTTTTTGTTCAGCAGCCACATTAGATTCAATTCGGCCTGTTACGCCGTGGAATTGTCTCCAGCGGGCGTATTGTGTACGAATTGTGGCCAGATTGAAACCTTGAGACAGGAGGTCTTCCATAATATCGCCGATTGCGACAGGGGCTTGTTTTTCAGTAGACGCAGAATCATACTTGTTCCACAGTTGAGCGCATTGGGTTCCAGGACGCGGGCGGCGAATATCGTTTTGAATCGGCATCTGGTTAGCTTCTTTTTCAGCAGCCTTGCGAGCCTTTTCAGCTTCACGTTGTTCCTTTTCAGCAGCTTTCTTAGCGGCAGCTTCAGCTTTCTTAGCTTCACGTTCAGCGGCGCGGGCAGCTTTCAACGCTTCCTGTTCTTGGCGTTTCTTTTCAGCTTGCTCAGCACGTTCAGCTTTCTTGGCTTCAGCAGCGGCTTTTACTTCTTCAGGAGTTGGGGTCGGAGTTGTCATTTTTAATTCCTTTTAAAAGGGTTGTTTAATACAGGGTCATAAACGACCCGCTTGTTTTCGCTTTTCGGAACTGTTGCGCCCGTTGAGCAATTAGGTGCAGTATAGCCGCCGCCTTTGTTACTGTCCAGCGGTTTTACGTTACTTTCGTGTAAAGTTTTGTTAGTAGTAGGATTTTCAAATAACATACGTTTTACAGCAGGACGATAAGAACCTTTAACATAAACGTAAGCATATGAATTACGGTCAGTTATGCAAGCGGCTTGCGCAACTACTTCGTATTCATCGCAATCAAATTCATCCATTGCTTCGCAAAACCATCCCAACTGTTCCCGCATTTCATCAACAGTCGGCAAAGTGCCATCAAGAGAATAACACTTACGATAAAGCAGCTTTAAATCTAATTCAGTTAAACCTTTTAGCAATGTATCATAATGCCCGATTTTAAAAACGCCAGTCGGAAATTCCAAATGCGACAAACATTCCAAAACACGAATAGATTCATGTTTGTACACGATTTCCAAATTTTGCATATCTAAAAGTATATTCATAGCACCCTCTTAGAACGGTATATCGTCATCTTGTTCCATAATAGCTTTGACAGTTTCTTGCAAATTGTCGTCTGTCGGTCTGTGGCCGTCGTCCTCTTTGGTATTAAACGCCGTGCCATCAAAACAATATCCCATAATTTCCGGATATTGTTTGTTAATCCAAACATTAAGATGTGTTGGTTGTTTAAGTTCACTGGTGTGCTGAATAGCCTGTTCAATAGTTGAAGGGACTGGATTAGGAGAACGTTTCTGCCACCATTGGACAGCTTTACGTCTAGCGTAATTATCATGTTCCAGACAGACAAAATCACTAAATTGCCGTCTGTTGCAGTAATACGTTACACGGAGCATTAGAGGTTTTCCCTCTTTGTGGTGAACAGAATAAGTAATATGGTCTACTGTAAATATTTCTACGACAGGCATATCCCCTTTAATGAGAACTTCGGTTGACGCTTCCTGTTTAAGTTTCGTTTCTATCGGGAATTGATAACCACATATCGAACCATCCTTTTTAACGTTGTCGCATACGCGAACGGAAGCGTGAACAAAAGTTCTACAACAAGGGCATTCTTTGACTGGAGCTTCGCCCGTACCTTTGCCCTTTTTGCGTGGAATCACAGGGTCATTGATTGCGCCTAATCGTTTAGTATTATTTGCAAAGTCTAAAACTAAACAGTTCTCTTTACCTTCACATGGCCGTGTTCCTCGACCAAGCATCTGCACCCACAATCCGGGCGATTGTGTCGGGCGCAGACATAGAATTAAATCTATCGGAGGATGGTCAAAGCCCGTGGTTAAAATACCGTTATTCGTGATGGCTTTGTATTTACCGGACTTAAATCCAGCAATAGCCGCATCACGTTCGGCTGGTGTTAATTTGGAATGGACAGCGACAGTGGGTATATCCATATCATTCATAATATCAGCCGTATGAATCGCATGGTCTACACCTGTACAGAATACAAGCCAACACTTCCTGTCATCCGCTTCTTCCAACGCTTCTTTAACAGCGTTAATTGTAATGTCCGTCTTATCGACGGCAGCTTGCAATTCTTTATCGATAAATTCTCCACCACGAGTATGCACTCCGTCAATGTCCAATTTCATCACGGTTGAACGCGGAATTAAAGGTGCAAGGAAGCCTTCTGCGATAAATCGGTTAAACGCTGCCACTGTGGTCACGTCGAAGCAAATATCCGTGAAAATAGGTTTTATCAGCTTACCGTCTTTTTCGATTGCATCTGTTAGTCGGCCTTGACCCAAGCGATACGGCGTAGCTGTCAATCCGATAACTTTCAAACACGGATTTATTGCCAGCAAATCGCCGATAAACTTCCGATACAAAGTTTCGGAATTTGGCGATATTAAATGACATTCATCGACGATAATTAAATCAACATGACCGAATTTATTAGCGTGTTTGCCGATAGACTGGATGCCAGCATAAGTTATTGACGCATACACATCCTTACGTTTTAAACCTGCCGAGAACAAACCTGCTGGAGCGTTAGGCCATAAAGAACAAAGTTTCTCATAATTTTGTTGAATAAGTTCCTTAACGTGCGTAAGCATGATGATACGCTGTGTGGGGAATGAAGTCAAGATGCTACGGCATAATTCTGCTAAGATGACGCTCTTTCCAGTGCCTGTTGGAAGTGCCAAAATAGGATTTCCGGTTTTACCGCTGCGAAAATAATTCCAAACCGAATCAACGGCTTCTTGCTGATATTGTCTAAGTTGCATTTAGTAATCCTTTTTAACTTGATAACTCTCACAACCTTTTAACTGCACTTCTTTCGGAATTTCGGAATTGTAATAACCACAAGTCCACCCGCCGTTTTCATTAGGTTTAGAATATTCACAGGTTCGACAGTTTTTGTCAGGGCGTTTGCTTAAATGGCAAACGTCTCTGTGATTACAAAAACGACACTTCCAAAATCCAGGTGTGTTACTCAATTTTTTAGGAGGTTGTTCTAACCACACAATCTTGCGGGCGCGTTCGATATATTGTTCAGCAACTGTGCTATCTTTAATAACAATCTCGCCGTACAATTCATCAGTGTTTTTGTTTACTGCTAAATACAAGGCTGCGGGCAACCCCATTTTTTCCATGTAAACATTCATTTGGACGAAGTGTTCCCACTTAGCGTCTTTAACGCCTTTGCCCTTTAATTCTTTGAACGATTTTTCCGAATGGGTTTTGAACTCTGTTAAGCAGGCTGTTCCTTGTGGTAAGTCCGGGCATCCGACAATAACGCCGTCTCCAGAACCTCCAAAGTGGCCGTTTACGTCCGAAATGCGATACTGATTACCATTTTGGTCTTGTTGATAAACTTCACAACCAATCGCTAACAGCATGGCGATAAATCGCGCTTCTTCCAAATGCCCGCGATTAAACAAACGTATCATACGTCCGTCAAAATCGGAACGTGTAGCCCATCGGAAGTCATACCATATCGCTCTAGCGCATTCTTTTCCAATTAAAGACGCGCCTAAGTGTGTTCTAAAACCGTCATTACCTTCCCGATAAGCGTCGCCTATATGAGGAATTACTCTACCTAACCACACACGGTAAGTTGAACCCTGGTCAGCGCGGATAACTTCGTCAATAGCTTTCAACGTTTTAGTTGCTAAATGTCTGGTCATTATGGTAATCCTAATTTATCGCGGCATCGGGCACAATGACCGTTTACAATGCGCTCAAAGTATTCTCCGCATTCCTCACATTCGCCAGCTTCGCCTTTCGGAATGTTTGCCGCCGCTCTACGAACAAGACCTACACTAGCATCCAGTTCTACTTCGTCGCGTTCATTTTGTTGGTCTATTAAATCGGCCATCGGTCAATCTCACTATAAATTGGTCATTATTGCGTTTCACTTTAACTAAACCCGCTTTATCCATCTCTCTAATTAGCTTCCGTAGACGAGCGTGTCTATAATTGTAAACGCTACAAGTGAAACCAAACCCTTGGATATTAACAGCTTTAATTGCCCGAATGAGCTTATCTTTCGTCCAATAACCTTTCGATTCTCGCATTTCAAAATCCTTGTGGTTAAATAAACCGCCAGCTAGAAGCAGGCGGTTGTTCCGACAATCAATTACTGTTCCGCTTGAGGCTGTTCCGGTTGAACGGGTGTAGCCCACGGAGCAGTAGCAGTCTGTGCTTGCTGTGACGCTTCAGCTTGCTGCGGTGTCCAGTTGCCAGCAGGGGCAGCTTGCGCGGCGGGTTGCGAAGCAGCGGGGGCAGCAGCGGTTGCCGTGCCATTAGCCCATGCAGGGGCGGCGGGTTGGCCGGCAGGTGCGACAGGGGCAGCAGGCGTAGCAGCGGCAGGCGGTGCGACAGGGGCGGCGGGTTGTTGCCACGGTTGCGTGCCAGCGGCCACAGCAGGCGCAGCGGGCGCGGCGGGTGCGACGGGTTGGCCGCCAAAGCCAGCGGGTGCAGTGGGAGCAACAAAGCCAGCAGGTAAAGCACCGTCATCATAAGCCGGAGACATTTGAACGGCAGCATTGATATTTTCATAAGCCGCGATTTCATTCGAGTCTTCATACTGCCCTTTCGGGTCTTTGCGGACCTTGACCTTAATCTTCAGCGGAATGCCGTGCAGTTGAGCAGAGTTTTGAAGTTGCAAAACATTCACAGAATGGCAAATCGCAGACAGTTGTTTTTGAGCAATTTCAACAGCGGTCGGATTAGGGTTTTGCAGATTCAAGTTTTGAAAAACCTTCTGGTTATTATGCTTGCTGCCGATAATCGAGAAGCGCAGTTTCAAATACGCGCCAGAACCGTTATTAGTCGGTCTCATTTCCGATTCATCGATTTTAGCATCATACCATCCAGGCTCTATTGCCTGGATGGGTTTTGCGGGTTCTACGGCTGTTGCATTGAAATTGAGTGCTACACCTAAACTCATGATAAGTTCCTTTAAGTTAGTGGGCTACGCCCATGATTTTTGCAAAAATAGCTCCGAGATGAGGATACTCCATAGCGTCCAGAGCTCCGCTACGGTCTTTTGCCACAAATTGCAAATCAGGTTGAGTTTGCAAGAAGCGGAAATTTTGCCCGTTTTGGTCACGACTTGTACCTAGACGGAAAACTTCATCAAAGAAGTACGGCAACTGTTGACCAAGTTTGCTTCCAGGCATCGCAGGTTGATACATTGTAACACCTGATATTTCGTCTTTACCCTGTTCCATTTTAGCCGAGAAGTAAACATTCTTTCTCGGCAAGTCTCGAAACAGACGGATGAGTGTTTGCATTTTTTCCAACAGTTCCCCATACGCTTGACGCGGGTCTTTTACTTGGCGTTTAGCATTGTTCAGGACGACTTCCGCAATTTCGGAAATCGAATCCAATGCAACGCTTTGGAAGTTAGCTGCTTCAGCGGACGTAGATGCCCAACGATAGGCTTCCGTTAAATCATCGACTGTGTTAATTACAATTACAGGAACATCGTAATTGATACCTTCCACACCGATACCGTAGATTCGTTCCAAGTTTTCTTTTCGCAAAGAAAGCAGACCTGATTCCGCCGAGATTAAAACTGGGGTCGGTAATGTTGCCGTCAGCACGGTTTTACCCATACCCGCCTGTCCGTAAACTAAGCATTTAACGCCGTTATCAGCAGATGCTTGATTAGCTGTTGTAAACTGTAAAGCCATTTTAGCTCCTAAAAATTAAGCTGGTATTGTAGCCCGATAACCACAGGCTACGCAACCAAATTTACATATCGATACGGTCACGGAATCCCAAGAAAACAGGGAATCGCGGTGCTTCCACTACGCCAGTTGGGAAGTGTTTATATTTAACAATCTGCCCGACTAACGATTCACGCTTCGCCCATAACTCTTCACGCAAAGCTGCTGTGAAACCTGTCCCAATGTTAAACGTTACACCTGTTTCTAAATCTTTGACCACAAGTGCGCCCAAAGTATTGCCGCCTACCATTCCGGCTTTTTCGGAACTGCGGACGGTTTGCCCCAATTCGCCGACACGAGCTTGATTGTGGTTATGCTGCAATTCTTCAACGCCGATTACTTCAGCTTCGCCGTCTGTGAAACGCTTCAGCTTGAGCAAGTATCCTTCTTTCAGTGTAGAACGCCCGTATTTATACAAACCATCCACACTGCGAAGCATCACGCCTTCGTAGCCTTGCGCTAAAACTTCTTTTTCGTAAGCCAGCAATTCTTCTTCGTCGTGAACCAATACTTGCGGAACAACTTCGCATCTATCGGGCAGGCTTCCATGCACTTGCGCAGACAAAATGTCATTCAACCTGTCTTCCCATTTTTCACTCGGTATTGACCAATAGTCAAAAACGTGATATGTGAAATCAGGCGTACCATCACGACTCATTACTCCACTTGTGGTAGTCTGCATGACGTTTTTGTCGCACGGATTGCCTACGATAAGTTCACCGTCCAAACCGTTCAAGAAACCGTTATCACGCACCCATTCCTGGATAAACTTGTTCGGGATAGGCTTCAAACTTCTTGACAGTGCTACACCATCTTTGATTACGCAGCGTATGCCGTCCAATTTAGGCGAAGCGTAAGCCGGATAATCAATATACCCGTCGCAATTCACAGCTAACATAGGTTTCATAGTTACTCCATAATAGTGAGACTGTGGTTAAACGTCATGACGTGCAATTTCAATTCTACAGCCTTAGCTTCAATCGCATCACGCACGTTATCCGGTGTTTTAACGGCCAACATCACGCACGGCGTTTTATTTGCTCCGTAAACGCCTTTGCTAAACAGCACGTCATAATGGTCATCGACTAACCATTTGATAAATTCTTTCATCAATTCGCCCTTTCGTTGGGAACTGTTTTTAAATACCAATCGAATCCAGTCATTGCGAATCCACAAGCAATTTGAGTCATCTCGTTCTCGAACACAAAAGTTGTTTCATCGATTGTCAAATTATTCACAATACATTCCGGCAACACTTTCGAATACGCCTCCAGTGTCTTACCGAACATTGTTGTAAATGCTATCAACTGCTCTCGCAGACCCATTGTATAAAACTGCTCCCGAGGACATTCCTTGGCGATAGCCGCTCCGACAGAGAAAGACGCAAAAGCCATGTCATTTGCGGGGTCTTTAAAATCGAAAGAATCAAAGTCCTCATTTACGGATTCACAAAAACCCTTACCGAGAAACGACATCAATTCTTCTTTAGACATCTCTAACATCATTAACCTTTCTTCGCGGTAATTTCCAGTCCAGGTATTCCGTCTTTGATAACGAGTGCCTGATCCAGGATGTGCATTTGTTCCGCATTGAGCTTACGATACACAGATACTTTAAGTTTCGGCTGCCAATCAATAACAGCTTCCACATCCACGCCCGCATCGCGCAATTCTTCAGTAATCGCCGACAAAGAACCTTTGTCCACGTTACGTGTAATCACACGCTTACCTTTGAGGACAAATCCGTCGCCCAAATCGAAGTTGTTGACACCTTCTTCAGCCAGCGGGAAATAAGCCCCGAATATTGATTCCCGGAGTTGTTTCTCCCTTTCTTTTAGTTCCCCTAACTGCTGGGCAACTAAATACCATTCCTGCAACATTTCATTCATTATTACCTCCAAAATAATTAGTATTTAGATACACGACAATGTGTTAATGTTTAACGAAACACCATTATACATAATGCCGCGTTAAACACATTATACAAACATTAAAGTTTTGTTAAGGCAAGACTAGAACCCTATATGCCTTGCCGAAATACGAATGTTCATTGCGTAATGCCACTGGTGACACTTCCACAATCCAACCGTTCTCGATAGCAGCTTTAATCGTTAAATCCGCAGCAGCAATAGCACCTCTTGAAAACCTGTTAAACGCAGGTACGTTCTTAACCTTCCCTAGAATATACGCTTTCGGGATGATGTGGTTATTGATTAAGGATTCCGGGACATCTTTTCTAATCGGGGGTTTCGCCATAAACGATGCGCAAATCTCCATCAGTTTATTTAATCTCGTATCGTCGTTTAGACCGATATCACCACCTTTCAGCTTACTGCTCATGTTGGTAATATCTGCTTTAACAACAGTGATAGCCCACTCTAAATGATGCGACTCAATAACAGGATTTATCCAGTTATCGGCAACCGCCAATAACGCGGCCAGCCTAGTAGCCTTCAAAGCAGCCCTGTTCCACATCTGCCTAAACGACTCTTCATCCGACCCGTTAATCATGTGGTCACATAACCGTTCAAACTCATCCAACATATCGTAAGATTCATTTGAGAACTCAACTTCCTGTGTCGAATTGTTGTTCAGGATGTTTTTAGCGTGAAAAGCTAATTTACACAAACCTTCTTCCAAGTGTAAATCTAACTTATCCGCCCGTACCCTGTTTAATGGCGGCCTATCGCCGTCATAATGCACGATTAAGAACCTTGATAGAAAACCGTCTTCCATCATACTTGTGGTTAAAGACTCATAGAATGTACTCGGTGTACTCTCGCCTATCATCGAATAAGCAACGCCCGCAACTGAATCAATGTTGTTTGCTTTATCCGAATAAGCAATACCACCGACAACGGATTGAGGTCCGGATTTTTGGTACATATTAGTCATCTGTGTTCTAAGCGTCTGCATCGGTCCGTCAGTATCATCGTTGCTTAACCGTTTCAACTTACGTCCCCACTCGCCACAGACATTGACGAATGAAGGATTGCTCGTACACGCTTTAATCAAAGCCTGCCCGCTCGCGTATTCTTTGAAATCGAAAAACTGATGGAAGATAGGCATCTTCTTACTGCAAGCGGCTATAATCGCGGCCAACCCGGAGTGCATGGCTTCCTTCCCGATAGCAGACTTAGCTATCAAGATGATGTACATATTCAAGCCCGATTGCGGAATATGCCAAGCCTTACCGCAGATACCGGCCAACATTCCTATTGTGGCTACAATCGCAACTTCTTTGACAGGTCTGGGAGCACTTGAATATATCCATTTAGCTATCGACCCTGCAAATCCAGGCGGCCATTCCATCCCACCCTTAGCTTCCGACACTAATTTATTCACAGGTGCTACTTCTGCCGCTATAACGTCTTGCATTACAGCTACAGATTTCCCGCCCATATTTTTAACCACAGTGGCAGCCATTTCCGCCGCTCGCTTGGCCGCTTCTATCTCCGAAGCCTGCCGCCGCCTAATAAGTCCCAGCGTCCTGTTCAAGTACAAATCGTTCCGCGTAGCTTTATCACGCTCTCCAAGCCCGCTTTCCCTGAACAATCGACGGCATTGCTCATTACTTCTAGAATAAAAAGCCAGCATAGACATCAACGCAACGTCCGCTTCCGATTGCGACGGGTATTCCCCGTCCCATTGGCCTAACCACAATCGCTCAAACTTCTCGCCGTTTTCAGCTTCCCAAGCAGTTTTAAGTATCCACCAATCTTGCTCATCAGCTTCAACTTCAAACGCCTCCAAAGCCTTAGCGTTACCTTCATTCAACTGCCCGTCCCGCATCTGCGAAACCATATTTACCAGCAGTTCTTGTTTATACGCTATCGGCAGGTTTTTGACCACAGAGCCTGTGCAGATAATATATCGCTCTTGCGAATAAACTTCTACACCGTCTCGTCTAACACCTTTACCGATATTCCCGCCCACCCAGATGTGCAAACCTTTCCCGCCAACACTGGTCTCACTATATGATTCCATAGTAGACATGATGCGGTAATACAAATCGAATTGCTCTTTAGTAGTCCACAAACTAGGTGTGTCAGGCGCATTAACAGCGTCTTTCACGTCTAAGTCGATACAGGTAAACGGGTCTGTTTCATGTAAGACGAAGCCAATATTCATCCGTCTTGCCCGCGCTTCTTTAACAGCGTCTTCAAAACGCATCCAAGTGTTAGGGTCATTTGTCTTAGCATACAGCAATCTGTCGCCAGCAACGTATTTCGGAATCTTATCCGCCCCGCTTATACACCATTGTGGCCGCTCTCGAAGCTCCAAAGGTAAATTATCAATCATACAACAAGCCTTGTAATAATGTTCATAGTTTCTGTTTAACGTGTAACGTCTTATTTAATTGACGACTCCTTTTCACGCAGCTTGTTCATTTCATCTCATGTCGCATTATTCCCGCTATAAGCAGGAACGCTGCAACAGATTTATTCTTTAACGTCTTCTTCAAATTGGCGTGATTCCTTTCGCCCAACTTATCAGCTTCCTCTCGCATTGTTTCCATAGCACAGGTCAACTCTTCAACAGTTTGTCCAGGAGTAATTTTCTGCACCAATCCTTCTTGCTTCACAGTAGCTATGAAGCCATCTGCACCGCCTGTCTTTTCAAACTCTTTGTGAATTTCATCGAAGCGGTTCCAATTTTGTGTGTTCATTGGTAAATAATCCTTTAAAAATTAACTAATACAGCTTTAAACGCGATTATAGCCGATACCGTCGGCGGTAATATCGCCAGCAAGCCGCCAATTTGCGCCATACAGCGCATTTTACAGCCCGCCCTATACCTTACCATTACCCAGCGGCCAAACAGCCCTAAAATCGCACCACAGCCGCCAAACATTAAGCATCACCGCCCATAACTTCGTCTCCCTCTTCTACGTCCCCATCACTATTAACAGCGATAGCTCCATAAATAGGTTTAGCGGCCTCCGAAACAGTTTTACGGAACATCTCGCCCGCACTCATTTCCTCATTACCAGCTACATCACTATCTACGGCTCCAGCATCCGCCTTACCATTACCGCCTACTGCACCTGTAATAATTCCATCGTTTTTAGCGAAGGCAGGTAATCCGCCGATACCTAAATCGTTTCCGGCTTCACGTTTATCTTTAGCGAAGTCTGTTTTAACTTCGGGAATGCTCTCGCCCGCACGCTCTACACCTTTACGATTCTGCCCCAAAAGGAAGTTAGATTCGATGGTTTTATGTTCCGAACGGAGCTGTTTTAAGTCTAATTGTAACTGGTTGATTTTTTCCACCAGTTCATTCTCAATCGCAGCGTGTTCTTTTTTGAGCTTGTTAAATTTATACATAATTTCCGGATTTTCGGAGACCGCCTTCTTGTGGCGGTATTTCCTAACGCGATAAGAGTTCTTAATCGAAGCTACGTCCACTTCAGTCATTCTTTCAGCCAATAAGTCTGCAAACGATACTCTTTCTGTGGCCACAAGGTATAACATTGTTTGGATGTTGAGCGGGTAGTATTTGCGTTTTAGAGTAGATTTGGCAACGTAAGAGGCTATGTCTTTCCATTCGATGAAAGATTCATCGCTCATTAGTTCAACAGCGATTTTAATTTGGTCTGCATCACCGTCGCTTTTATTTTTAACCACATGGGCAGCAAGGTATCGGATACAATCTTCGTAGCTTATACCGTGCGGGTCGTTGAAGTTGATTACTAGGTTAGGGTTGTATTTGATGCTTCCGTCGGAGTTTAAGTTAGGTAACATAATGATTAAATCCTTTAAATAATGTTGGGTTGAGTTGATTGAGTTGGTTATTGATTTACATAAATCGGTTTCGGGTAACGGGTAACAGTCGATTTATGGCGTAAATGTACCATTAAATAATGGCGTTGTAAACGATTTTGTAAGTCGTTGTTTTAATGGCTTAAAAAAAATTAACGCATTTTTGTTTTTTTTTCGGGGGTGCGTAATGTATAGTTAGTTTAAGGTTAGTCTACGTCTAGCGTGTTAAAATATGTAAGTAATGATTTTTTTGGATCATTACTTACATAACTTTACATTAAATTTTGAATTATTTTTTTATTTTTATTTAATATATGTAATTATTATATTATTATATCTACTATATAAATATATTGTTTTATATACTATTTTATTACTTTGAAATATACATAGACTAATGTAAAGATGTACAGTGCTATGTAATTTTAACAGTATTACAAATTGCTTGTATATATGTAATGTATCAAGTAGCTACACATTACAGCTAATTGTCACTTTTGAAAAATTACATATGCCTGTTCATGTAATGATTTTTTTCATTAACAATTACAGCTGATGGTTAAGAGAAATTTACTTTTCTACTACAAATTTACAGTTTGCTAACCATAGCTTAACCTGCTATAACATTATGAATTTCTGTAAGTAACGTTTTTACAAAACTCATGTACATTACATGTAGCTGTAATGATTTTTAGCGTGACGGTTGTGAAATATATAGTTTTGTTAAGTAATATGTAACGCCGCACCATATACAAAACGGCATTTCGTAACAGTAATATGTAACGGTGATACCATATACACATTAACACCTTGTAATGTTAATTTAAAATCATTAGTTTCTTTACAAATTACATGTATATTTTCGGCTTCAATTCTGTATACATAGCTGCTTAAAAAATAGGCAGCTCTTTACAAACGAAACGGCTTGACTAACGTGTTTAGTGGTAGTTTGGGTTAATCAGTGGAACATTGGTCTATGGTGTTTGCGGGTGGTGCAGGTGCTAGATTTGTGGTTATTTTCGGGTGTTTGGCGGATAGGTAGCGGAGTAATGGGCGGTTATAATCTTGTTTGTGGTTAAAATGAGGTGTTGATAGGTAGCTAGGCCTAACCGATTTCAAATCCTAGGGAAGTTTGATAGGTAGCTGTGGATTTTCGATTTCAAATCCTGGGAGAATGTGTTTGGAGTGTATGTTTAAATGATTAAGAGTTAGAAGTAAGATTTGGAGCAGGTTAAGATATTTGGAAGTCGATGCAGGCAGTTCCGTATGCCATTTGCATAATGGATTGGGTGTTGGAATAATGGGTTGTAGATGTCAGGTGGAATGAACGGCGAGGATGGTAGTAGAGCGGAGTGAGAATGGGCGGTACTTGTGGTTAGTATGGATGTAGAGTGTTGGAGGTAGTGAAGCTGAAGTGTTGGAGGTAGATGTCGGCGGTTGGGCTGGCTGCTGCGGAGCTGTGATTTGGTGTGCCATTGTGGTCATCGGAGGGCGCGGCGCAAAAACAGGTCGCCGGTGCGGCCTGTTACCCTGAAAATTATTAGCTGCTACGCTGTGATTTAATTCTAGCTTCGACAGCGCAAACATTGTTCAAGTCTTTAAAGTTGTAAACATCTTTATGTCTACCTTTTCTAAACAAGATGTTTTGCAAGCTCTGGATGTTTGATGAATGGATACGCACTTTGCCGACATATTGACGGCTTTCGCGTTTGTAAATTTTAAAACACATCATCGGAAGTCGATGTTCGGACGGAGTCTCGATAATTTTAAAATCTTTTGCAAAAAACTTCATGGGTTTATTCATAGTATTACCTTTCTAGGGATTAAGCTGTTTTGGAATTTGGCATTGAGCCGTTTTGGGATTAAGCGGTTTTCGGATGCGTATAAACCGCAGTTTTAAAGCTGCCAGCCGATTTGTAAACCGGATTGGTTTTAGCTATCGAAAACGGTTTATTATAGCTTTGACCTATGTTAAATTATGTATGCAAAAGTGCAAAAATTTAACAATCGCTGAACATTTAATACTTTAATCGAATTGCCGAAAACCATTAAAAATAACTATCGTTCGATAACGATAATCGTTCTCATCTACACACTATACGAGATACTAATGAGAACTATTCTCATCTTGAGTTAATACAAACGACAACCATTCTCATCTAATAAATAATGCTTGCAAAAACTTTAAAAGTATGGTATACGCGCGGGCGCGTGTGCGCGTGTAATATATGTACACGTTACGAACTGCCAATTTACGGCACATAACGCGCAAAAAGGCACAATGTTACAATTTACGGCACATTGTGCAGTGTTAAATTTAACCATGCCAAAATTAAATAGCCTTGTATATTAAGCACTTAGTAGTATTAACTGTACATGGCACGGCCTTTGCTTGGTACATTGCAAGGGCAAACAATCGCAGCCTACCGTTAAATGCGATAACTTTTAAAAAGGGTAAATTACCATGCAAAACACTGTTAAAACCGCCGCACAAATCGCCGCCGAACGTACCGCCGCCGAAGCAAAACAGCGCGAGTTGATCGCCGAAGCAAACGCACAAATTAAAGCCTTGCGCGAAGCTGAACTACAAGCCAAAGCAGCCGAAAAAGCCGCCGCCATTGCCGATACACTAGCCGCAGCGAAAGCCGCCGAAAAAGCCTATAACGCCGCCGCCAAAACCGACGACGAAGCCGCCAAAACCGAAGCAGCCGCAGCCTTAGCCGCAGCCTACCGCGAAGCAGCCGCAGCCTTAACGCCACGCGCCGCACGCACTACCGGCGGCCAGCCCAGCGAGGTACACCCACCACGCAACCCGAACAGCGTTATAGGGCAGCTATGGGCAGCCTACGATAGCGGCAAAACGCCAGCCGAGTTAATCGCAGGCGGCGTAAATGCAAACACGGCAAAAACGCAGTATTACAAATGGCGCATGTTTAATCACGACAGCCGATAAATATAACGACAGGCTAAGCGAGGTTATGCCGCCCGATATGGCAAAAGTAATAGTAAGTTACGATAGCGAGGTTTATTACATAAGCGACTATTGCTAAGGTTAAACGCCCGAAAGGGCGTTTTATTTTGCACTGTATAATAACAGTATTTATTGTTACTTTATAATAAATAATGTTATTGTGCAGTGCTTTATTGTTTATGCTGATAGTAATGTAAGTGACATTAAAGCGACTGTATGTTAAGTGACTATTGGTCACGGATGTAATCGTAACGGTAGTAATTGGATGGGGGGGGGGGTATGTTTAATATGTGAATGGACGGATGCGCCCACAACCACACCGCCCGCCGTCGTATTTTTCGGACGTATCTAAACCCATAACTCGGACTAATTCACCCGCCGCTTAATTTTCGAACGTATCTAGTTTAGCTATTCTAGAATGTATCATTCACACTAAATTGACTTAATCTGCTACTTATTGTAAAATTGCCGCGCCTTTACCAAAATTAACTTTACCTTTTAAGTTAAAAGGTTTATAGTACAACCTATCGGCGGCCTTCGGGCGGCTGTGTTAAAACAATCTAATGGAGTAAATCAATATGAAACGCAAATTTAAAATCGGTCAACGTGTTAAAGTCATTATTTCTAATGAAGACGCTGAATTATACTCAAGCCCGCTTCTTTGTATCGAAGACATGTTAAGCAGCCCAGGATTTACACAGGAAATGTTCGAAACTATCGGTAAAACTGGAATCGTTGTCGAACGCATTGAAGGTTTCCCGAGAGTTAAGTTTGAAACGGGAGACGAGTGGAACTACCTGGATGCTTGGTTGGAAAAGCTGCCTCCTAAAATTAAAGTCGGCGGTGTTTATGAAATGGCTAATGGCGAGCGCGTTGTGATTGTGGCTAACAAAGCTAAACATAAGATTCTTCCTAAAAGAAAGCTCATGTTAATCGGTGTTGAAATCGGTGTTGATAACATTTTATTCTTTGATAAAACCGGTAAGTCTCTTCTCAAAAAGAACCACATTGTTAAACGGGTGGACGCATGAATCGAGACTATATCAATCCTGTGCGGTCTGTGGTTATCGGCCTTAAAGTCAAATTAGGGTACGATAGGCTTACAATAGCGCACAAACTTGGATGTTCGCGGTCGTTTCTAAACTCTTTGGAATCTGGTGAGAAACGTATTCCATCGGATTCGATTGATAAGTTTTTAGAGTTAGCTGCCAAACTTGACGATGAACAGTTAATGGCGCGACTTCGGAAATACCATGCTAAACATCTTGTGGTCAAGTTTAACCAAACAGAATTAGAGTTATTGCGGGAGTATTTCAAAAATGAAGCATAAACACTATTTCAAAGATGTTTCACATTTGGAAATTGTTGACGTTTACAGGGTGTTGACGCTGTTTGAAGTAACCGACCCATGTATCCAACACGCTGTTAAAAAGCTGCTGGTCTGTGGTCAGCGTGGAAGTAAGCCCGCTGTTCAAGATTTGCAAGAAGCTATCGATTCTTTAAACCGTTGTATCGAAATGATGAAGGAAGATGAATGATTAACGCTGAAATTATTTGTGATTCGGAATGGCAAGTGTCGCCTAATACGAAGAAAACAAGACTAATAACGTTTGTGTTGAAATACCCGCGATTCATTCACGGCGAAGTTATGACGCATAGGAGCTTTTCTAGGAACGCCGCTTCGAGCAGGGCGATTCCAGTTAGAAAGATGCTTCGTGACGTAATTAAAAACCCTGTTGTGCCTGTCGAGTTTGGGCGCAATCGGAGCGGAATGCAAGCTGGAGAGTCGTTGCCGCCGTTTAAAGCTATGCTTGCCCGTAGACTGTGGTTATCGGCGAGATACCCTGCTGTCGTAGCGGCTTGGACGCTGTCTAAATTGGGCTTGCACAAGCAGCACGTTAATCGGATTGTAGAACCGTGGCAGTGGATGACGACAATCGTTACTTGCACTGAAGAAGCGTTCAATGCGTTCTTGGTTTTGCGTGACCACAAAGATGCACAACCTGAAATCCAAGAATTAGCCCGTAAAATGAAGGCTGCCGTGAAGTCGTCTTTCGTAAATAGACGTAACTATCATCTGCCGTTTATTAAGATTGAAGAAGTGTTGTTAGCTTTATCGGCTTCGGATATTAATAAAACTATTGACGAAATGCCGTATTCAACATTTTGGCGTTTGGCGCAGTTATCGGCAGCTAGATGTTGTCGAGTGTCGTACAATAACGTAGACGGAAGTTCGTCTACTATTGAAGATGACATTCGTTTGTTTGAAAAGTTGATTACACATGACCCGTTACACGCTTCGCCATTTGAACATCAGGCGTTTTGCGGGTATACTGGCGCGGAAGAGCCTGTTAATCCGGCTAGAAACTTCGATGCGCCTTGGATACAGAACAGGTCATTGGTGGAATTTTGTAAAGAAAAGGGTATTTGAATGGTAGACATTAGAACTAAAGGTGCGAACGGCGAACGCGAGATTTGCGATAAGCTGAATACTATATTAGAGAGCTTATTGCTGCGGATGGCGTTGCCGTTGCCGCCGAAACCTGTATTTCAACGCAACCAGAACCAATCTGCTGTCGGCGGTTCGGACATTACAAATCCGTTTGGGTTGTGTATAGAGGTAAAGCGGCATGAAACGCTCAACGTGACAGCTTGGTGGAGTCAGGTTTTGGTTGCTTCCAAAGAATTTGGCGGTGTGCCTGTCCTCTTATATCGGCAAAGCGGCAAGCGTAAATGGAATTGTGTCTTAATGACGCAGCTTGCTATGCGTGATGACCACACAAAGAACATGACGGTTCAGTCCACAATCGATGATGACACGTTCTCATTGTGGGTTGAGAAATGGATGTATGAATGGATTATGAAAAATGGGTGGCGAAATGATTAAATTGTTTACAAATCTTTTTAAACGCAAGAAAACGTTCCCGTATCATGCTAAGAGCGACAGGTTGTACAAGAATCTTAAAACTGGCGATTTACATAGATGTTTGATGAACGGCTTTATGGGTGCTAATGACATACCTGTGGTTATTCTCAAAAACATTCACACAGAACAGATCCGTGTTGTACTTACCTATAGATTTTGGAAGGAATATGATGAAAAAATCTAGGAAAGAGTTACGGCCTTATACTGAAGAAGGGTATGTGGCCTATGACCCTGAGATTAAATCTCCGCCGTTGGGTGTTAAGATTTATTTAATAAATCGGTTCGGTGTGGCGGTTCTTGGGGAATGGAGTGATAGTGGAGAATACATTGCGTGGGCTCCGTTGTTGAAAGTTCCGCAGTCTGTAAAAGAGCGACGTGCTAGGTCAATTATCTTATAATTAGGAATTTGTCATGAGTTTGATAACCATTGATACAACGAACATCCATAGCGTATTTGATTTAGCATCAGCTATTCGTGATGCAGATTGCGGTTTCCAGGATAGGGAAAACGTCGCCCTTTTGTTGGATGAAATGTTGCATGACCTTAATGTGCTTGAAACACGAGAGCGTGAAAACGAACTCAAGTTGATTGCATTAAGTGAATTAACAGGGCAATCGGGCGATACGTTGGCCTTGATTAAAAACTTAATCAAAGAACTTATGGAAGCTAAAGGTCGCAAGAAAATGACCTTGGAAGCTGTGGACGAATTTGAAATGAAGTGGGAATATTGTATCCCGGACGGTGCTGTTGTAGAAATTGTAGACCCGTTTATTCAAGCTATTGCTGAAACAGTGCGTAAATCAATTGAATAAGGAATTAAAAATGCAAAAGCCTACTGTAACTTCCGTCTTGGATATTGAACCATTGGGTGTAGGAACAGCCTGTAAAGGAATTAAGTTGAAATTTATTAAACTCTATGCGAAAGATGACGTACAAGCTATTGAACATGCTAAACGTTTTGCGGATGAACAAGGTATAATTCCAGTTATAGCGCATACGACAACAGGCGATACTTTTTTAACTTACGCCCAAATCGACCCTGACGGAAAGGATTTAATTTTTGAAACAGATAGCTGGGATGACGAGACTACCGGCAAAGTTATGTTCTGGTCTATTGACATAGGAGATTTAAAACCTTCTATTGAGGGTTTCCGTGTTACGGGTATCGTTGTTGATGAAGCAGCTGATTTGGAGGCCGCTTTAAAATGAATAACTATGGCATAGAAGTGTATGGTCGTCCGCCGTTTTCAGGAGTGGCGATGTTGGTCGAAACGCGGAATATCGCAAACACCACTGGTGAATATGTTTATCCGTCGGATGATAAGCGTTACGGCTATTTCGCAACTGCTGTTTATTCGGACAACCATTGGGGACACACTTCTCTGCGTTCGGCTAGTGGGGGCGATAAGGTGGCCTGCACACTAGCACTGGACACTGGTAGCAAGGTGGTGTGGCGCACCATAGTTGTTAATCATTACGAGGCTTACGGCCATGTAAGTACGCTCTTGATTTGGAGGTATAAAAAATGACTTATTGTGTATTTATGGACGATTTGCCGATGGTCTTGGGAACGGAAAAGCTGTTAATGTTCCAACGGAAAATCAATCGAAGTGAAATTACAAAACCTTACATAATAGGAGGTAAGATTGCTGGATGGTATAGGGAAATTCGTCTTGGCGGACATGAGCAGGTGTTCCAGGTGTTTGCTGAGCATGGGAGAATGTTTTCCCACACTTACGCCGGATGGACAGGCGGTGGATGGGGAGGTGTAGCGGGATTTACCCCGAGAATCGACGATGCTTGTTTTGTCAGTAATGTTAATGATAATTTCCTGCAACTGCGAGAAGACGGCTGGTATCTTGTGGTGTTTAACTGGCGCGGAGACACGAAAGGTGATTTAGCGACGGTAAGGGATTTTTATGTCTATTGTCTCACAGACCGAGCCGCACAAACCGACCGATACGGAGTAAATGTTTATCGACCTGATGGTAGCTTACTTTATCATAGTGGCTGGGATTTGATGCGAGTTCGCCACAGAATGAATCCTATGGGACTTGGTGTGGCCGAACCGTTCCGTGTCGTTCCAAACCGCCATAGAGAAGACATTGAAGGTTTAGCTATGCACGACTTTTTGTCCGAACAAGAGGGCTTTCACGTCGGCGAAAACAAGTTAGTTAATATAGGTTTTGTTTTATCAGCGGATTATAACGGTAACAGCAATAATTACTTTAAAAGCCGTGGCCGTGTCAACTTCACTCCTGTTCTGTATGGGGGTCACCTGCGCTTGTCAATGTGTCATGCTTATACAGGTATTAACTTCCCGCATAATTTCTTCGGTGCGGGACAAAAATTGAATGTTGGGAATTTTTTACTCCATAATCCGATTATCGTAATCGACAAACCTAATATTGAGCCTGTTTAAAGGTGGTAAGAATGAACAAAGATAAATTAAGACTGTTAGCATTGTCTTTCCGTACTATTGACGGAATAATTAACAGTCGCGGAGTGCGGTTGAATACCAAGAAGAACCGCGCAAAGAGATTAAGACGTAAAAGATAACATTTAACAGGAGGCATTCCATGGATAATAAAACAGTATTAGAAAAGATTAAGAAGTGTTTAGCTCTAAGCCAATCGGCTAATGAGCATGAGGCGGCGCAAGCGTTGAAACAGGCGCAGGCGTTGATGCGGAAATATGAACTGTCCGAACATGACGTTGAACTTTCAAAAGTTACTGAAGCAGGTTCGGAACGGAAAGTAGCCCGTTCGCTGTCAAATTGGCAATGGGGTGTCGGTCATCTCGTTGCCGATGTATTCGGTTGCTATTTCTACAAGGAAGGGAAGGTTATTCGATTCTACGGCTTGGGTAATCGTGCTGAACTAGCGGCCTACGCTTTTGATGTGGTATACCGGCAGATTGCCACAGCGAGACGGAAGTTTATGCGTGAAGAAGGTGCAGGCTGGTCTAAAAATAACCGCGCTTACTTGGCTGATAAATACTGTGAAGGCTGGTTGGTCGGCGCAAAAGACGTAGTCCAAGATTTTGCTATGCCTGAGAAAGAAACCTCGCTGATGAAAACGTATAAGGACAGTTTGAATACACGCACGGTCAAAGGTCGTAGCAATCATGCGCACAGTTACTCTGCTGAAGCAGCGGGCGACGCGGCAATGATAATTGGTTCGCGTGATGGTAAAGACATACAGCTTCACCACGCTATGAACGGTGCGGATGGCGTTAAACGAATTGAGGGCGGCTTATAGCGTGTACCGCAAATAACAGCGGGCGTTTGCCGCGCTAAATCGGCAG